GCATATAATTCACCACTTGTTGGAAAACCAACTGTTGAATCTACATCAATATAAGTATTACCTACTGATACTTGTCCAATTACTCTAGTTTTTGAATGGGTCTTAAATTCACCGTATATCGATCCATCAACTCTAGCATCTCTATCATATCCTGCATCTATACTCAATTTATAGAAAGTTTGTCCTATTCCAGTAGTAATTGGTTCTACTGAAGTTATAGGAGCATATGCTTTAGTATAATTACCATAAACATACGGATCTTGATATAAAGTAGATTGTTCAAGATTTACGGGATTTCCTTCACCTTTAATTGATTCAACTACAAAATCTTTTGTAATCTTATAATTGGCATTTGAAGGTGTAAAGAGGAAATCTCTTGGTTTTACAATTCTTACATCTTCATTATATAATGCTTTAAATAAAATCTCAAAAGATTTATCAGTACCTTTACTTAAATAAAAATCCTTTGCTTGTTTGATAAAAAGATCTTGATCTAAATCTTTATGTAAGGACCTATTCTCTAATCCAGGTAAAAGTTGATGTTTTGTTTTAAGTAGAAATTCTTTAAGGAACAAACAACTTAAATTCTTTATCTCAGACCCCGATGTATGCTCCTCAGAGGTGGTTGAATTAAACTCTAGTACATCTGGACTGTTTGAACTTTTATAAGACGTTATACCGCAAAATCCACGCACACAACCAGTAAAACAAGTAGTTGCTGTGCCAGTATAAGTAATAATTTCATTATCAATTTTTAGTAGTCCATAAGAAGCAGGGAATCCATCCGTTCCTGATGGATTTGCCACCATATCAACAGGGACAACATCAGTAAAAGCATCAATAGATGTAGACAATCCAACTGATTCAGAAAGATTAGTTAATTCATTAATTTTTACATATTGATCAATATTTTGAATCAGATCAATAGGACCACCTTGATATTCTTGACCAAGGTAATACTGTTTTAAAAATTCAGAAACTAAAGGAAACTCAGTCTTCGTGTAAGCAGGAAGCTGATTCTGAACAATGTTGCTAAACTGGATTCTCTTTTCTGCCATCTTAAGATCTTACTAGGTTCCCGTTTGCATAACTGGAGGTTACAACATAATCTGATGCTGCTGGATCTAGTCCAGAAGAAATCTCATCTACCACTGTTTCGAAATTACTTGTACTTATATCTAGTTGTAAATACAAATCCTGTAATCCAATAACATCATTAGAAGAAGGACATGCTGACAATTCAATAATTGATTGCCCATCTTTCACCTTTCCAGACAAAACATTAATAGGATTAAGAGTTATAATTCCGTTTTCATAATTAATAACTCCAACATTTCTTCTAACAATCGTAGGATCAGTTGAAGATGGAGTAGGAAGAGTGAAGAGGAAAAGAGATCCATCAACTCTATTTGTATTAGGAATATCAGAAATATAAACATCATTATTCAATCCTGCTATTTTAAAAGCAGAGGATTTAATATTATAACCATCCATACTTCTAATATGGAATTTATTTCCAAATCCAATAGAATATTCAGCAAAAGTATTTAAGACTGCTCTTAAATCTCTTCTCATTTGAACAGTTGTAATGTTTGATGTTATAGCTTCATTACTTTGATCAATAATATTCAAAAATTTACTATATTTGAATCTTGCACCATACTTATTCATTTCAGAAGATTCAGCATACTTATTAGCATTTGTCGAAACTACACTTGAAACAGATGCTGCAGTTGGTGCAAGGTTACTATTATAATAAATCTTAGAATCTTCTTCAACTTCATTCTAATGTTTTCTTTGATCAAATTAGGAAGAAAATCACCCGTTTTTGGTTTAATGCTAATAAAAACCTTCCCATATTGAGGTGGAATCAATTCTTCACCCCCAAAAACGGAAATTGACTCTGTTTCTGGGTAAATTTTTGCTGGAATTAATGTTTCATAGTCATTTGCAGTCAATGCGCGGTTTTGAGATGCATAAATTCGAGGTGCAAACTTCTTAATTGAATCTACAGACTCAATAGTCTCTCCACCTTTTGCAGATACGTCTGTTGTTAATAAAGAAATACCAGATGTTACACTATAACTAAGACCATTTCGACTATATGACAAACTTCCTGCAAATTCGAATTGATTTATGCCATTTGCACTATCACCATTCGTTACAATGTAATCTGCAGTAATATAATTACCTTCTTCGAGTGCTTTTCCAAAAATTCCATCACCAAATATCAATTGATATCTTTCATCTTCAATTTCTTGTAAATAATAGACTTTCGATTCAGAATCAATACTAAAAAGACTGTCTTGAACACTATAATTAACTTGTGTAGTGGATTGTTGGTTTCCTTTTACATTTACTTTAAGTAAACCAGTATCAATCCCAGTATTTGGTAAAATAAACTTCTGATTTGGAGTTCTAACACTATAAGTGAAATTAGATGTTAAAAGTGATCCTTGATAAACGCTAATTTCATTAAAATTAGCAATTCCATTCAATACAGGAACTGTAATATCACTTACAATTGAAAAAATAAACGATTGATTGCCAAAAGATCCGGATGTTGCTGCTACTGGACCTTTTTTAAGTGTTATTGATGCTGGAGTTGGAGTAATATCTGTGCAATCTATGAAAAAACTAATTGTAGCAGATGCTGCCTTTCTAGATCTTGGTAAATATCCAATATTTCTTGCTAAAGAGACTACATTTTCTCTTAAAGTAGCACTATCAATAAAAACTTCATTAGATACCATGTTGGCATTATATGAAGTAATGTACGTATTATATGCTAACAGGTCAATTATTGATGAAAGATTAGATCCTTCAAAATCGTAATCAGTAAAGGTAGAATTTGCCTTTATATAATCTTTAAGTGATGTTTTAACCTGATTAAAATCAAGATTAGAAAAATTTACTAGTGGCATTTTATCTAGTTGATTGCAACGCGAATTGTAGTTCTTGTGGTGGACTATCTGAGCCTATAATGAGATATTGTATCCTCGTATCAAAAGAATTATTATCAAAATCAGGATCTACTAATACATCGATC